TGAATTTTTGTAACGGGTTAGACCGTTGACGAACTTGAATTGACATTAGAAGTCCTCAGGGTCAGGGCTTACGTTGTAGTAAACGTCGGTTTGGTTCATGTTCTCTTTGTAGGATAAGCGGTTTAGCCCGTCACGGAACTGTGACATTTTTACACTTGCTGCCGAAAAGTTTTCATCCATTTCCATGGCTTGTGCTAATACATAACTAACTAGTTCGTTGAAGTAGCGGTCTGGAACACCTAACGTGTCGTATAAGGTAGTTAGAGTTACAGGGGTTTTTAGGTATTCAATTTTTAGACCGTTAGGAATGTTTTCGGCTGGTACAGGGTAAATGGTTACAATGCCTGCACGCTCATACCACACTGATGCAGTTTCGTCGCTGCGAACTTTTTCTGGGTCGTTAGTTAGAACAAAGTCACGGGCTTGCTGGATACTAACGCCGTTGATTGGGTAGCCACCTACATAGAGTGCTTCAATCGCTAGAACACTGTCTTCAGGGAAAGTGTAATCAGTTTGACCTTTTATAACGTCAGTGTATTTGGTTCCTCGCAGAAGGAAGTTGTGGTTAACGATTTCTCGTTGCCCATCGTTTATCCAACGTAGGATGGCGTCGTCTGCTACTTGTGCACCTGACGTATCACCGAACTGACCTTTGATTCGGATTGATACATCTAACCCTTTGAGGGTGAAAGTTTCTGCGGGCATTTCTACTTCCTAAGAGTTTTACCGTCATGCTTGTATTCATGCTTATTTGACTTAAGCATACTTTTCAGCATGTCTTTCTTTTCTGCTTCCCAGTCCGCCTCAGCGCGTGCACGCATCAACTGTTCTGCCATCTCTAACAAGTGTAACTTATTTACCTTTGAATCGGAGTTCTGCATATCGTTTTCAATCAATCCTGCAAGAAGTCGATGGTCAATTTCTGACTCTGCAAGTGTCCGAATAACATAAGGTTGCGCTAAACCTGGTTCGTCAACTAGTGCGTAAGGTTTTTCTGGGTTAAAACTTGGGTGACCATATTCTAGCCTTAGTAGTCGAATGGTCGGGTATACGTCTTTGATTACTTGTGCAACACGTCTGTGGTGTTCGTTATAGATACCGTCGATGCGGTCAAAACTTATTTCCATAATAGTCTCCTAGGGTAGTTCTAATGGGAGCAAGGTGAGACGAAACCTTGCTCCCATTAGAATTATTTTTTACAGCTCAGCGATTCCCGAAAGCTTTGCGTGAGCGTTACGACGGTACGTACCAATTTCCGAGTACTGGAAGATACGTGCTTCGTAGGCATCGGTGTCTGCGACACGACGCCACATTGAACCATCGCGGTCCATCCAAGCCCAGTCACGCTTACGGTTAATAACCATTTCGCTTGACGATAGAGCGTAGAGAGTACCCTTTGGTGCTGCGTAGTCCGAAACGAACTTGATAGGCTTACCAAGTGCTTCAAAGGTGAACGAACGCTGACCACCAGTTAGCTCTGCACCGTTGCTGAAACGACGCAGGCTGGTTAGAAGCGACCAGTAAGCGTTGTAAACACCAGGTGAAGCTAGGAACACGTCAACGTCGCCGCCCTTCTTGTCAACACTCTGTACGAGGTTGATAAGCTGCAGTTCGGTTAGTGAACCAGGGGTACCACCAGACGAAATGTCAACAACAGTTGACTTCCATGCTTCAACAGAAGATGGGTCAATTCCGTGTAGCGAACCAGTTGCGGCAACAATCGAAGCCAAACCAGTCAGTTCCTTACCGAAGCTGTTGGTTCCGTTTGATGCACGAACAATGATGTCGCCAACTGCCGCAACAACAGAAGCGTCAAAAGTGACCGCTCCAGTGGTTTCGTTAACTGATAGTACGGTTAGGTGGGTTGAACCGTTCTTGATGGTTGGGGTACCATCGGTTAGGTCGCTACCAAGTAGCATGTCAACAACCATGCCAACCTCAACATACTGCACGCTGTCAAATACAACAGTTGCACCAGTTACACCAGTCTTTACGGCTGCAAGCTTACCGCTTGCGTCACCATAAATCTGACGGTTTAGGTCCACCATAAGGTCACGCTTTAGACCCTTGATTTCGTTGTCAACTACGTTGATGAAGCTGTTGTAGTTGTCTGCAGCCTGCTCAAAAAGCTGACCGTCTACCTGAATAGCACCGTAAAGGTTCTTGAGGTATAGGTGAGCCTGCTTGTACTTCTGTGCGCCAGCAACAGGAAGCTTCTCTCCTACGCCACGAGCACCAATGCCGTGGTTACGTCCGATGTGGGTATCAAAGATAACCTCACGTCCGTTTTGGGTAATGTGTGCCGAAGACGACTCGATGAAGTCTAGGGCTGGGGTTTTGTCTCGGAGCTGCTCGTGAAGGTCGCCGTAGACGAGCTTTAGAGCCTCCGAAGCAAAAGTCAGAATGGACTGACCTGCCATGTTTCACTCTCCTAAGAGTAAGTTAAAATAATTGGACGCCATCTGCCCTGACCACGGACGTGGCTGTACATAGACAAGATAATCATAGCACGGGAATTACAAGCGTGTAATTATTTATATCCCGTTGGCGTTTGCTCTCTGCCATTCTTCAAACATTTGACCAAGCATTTCTTTCTTCTCTTTGCTACCCTTTGGGATTTCAATACGCTGAGACTGAACACCCGCTCCGCCTTCTGAGCCCATAATCATTGGGGCTGCAGCGTTAGGGGCTTGGGCGGAGATAGGAACAAATCCACCAATCATTTGAGAAAGTTGACCTGCGGCTTCCTGCACAGTAATTTCACGTCCAGCGTTCAAAGCACTCTGCATGATGTCGTAAATTGCAACTTCATGGGCATCAGACAAATGGTATTGACCTTTCAACCCTTCCATCTCATTTGTAATGGTTTCAAGTTCAACTTCAGTTTCCTTAGCAAGTTCCTGCTGGTAAATGTAGTCGTCCTGCTGTGACTGACGGTCACGAAGTTCAGCAAGTTCTTTCTTCAAACCTGCAGGGATTTCGTCTTCATCAAAAATGTTTTCAAAGTCTTCCCCAGACTCTTCTTCCATGATGTTACGGGCTGCTTCTTTAGCATCCTTTTTCAGCATTCCCTGCTCAATAAGGTATTCCTGTAAAGATTCGTAAACTTCAGTTGGTTCGTTTTCAATAGCGTAAGCAAGGTTCAGCCCACTGGTAATCACGTCAGGTGAAATACCTTGGTCAACAAAATCTTTGAACGGAGTGTATTTTTCCAACTGCTGTTGAAAGTTGCGTTCTTGCTCCTGCAGGTAGGGAGTTACTTTGCCGTGGAGAACTTCAGGCAGTTCAGCAAGCATCTTATCCCATGCTGGGTGCGCTTTAGTTTCTGGCTGAGTAGTTTCGACAGACTCGTTTTCGTTAAAGTCCTGCGTCTCGTTCGATTCCATTATTATCCTTGCTGTGTTGGGTCAGCGGATGGCTGACTTCCTTGTTCAGGGGCAGGAGTTGCCCCAGAATCCATCATAGTGCCTTGCATCTGCATTTGTTCCATTTGTTGTAACTGTAATGCGGACTTGTGCATTGAAATGTGTTTCTCAAATTCAGCCTTCACAGCATCTGGCAATAGGTCAAACGACTGTGATTTGCGGAAACGGTTGTGAACTTCGACGTGAACTGCGTGGTTGTCGTAGTCGTGAACTGAAACAACGGCAGGAACAGCAAGAGGAATTGGCATTCCGTTTGCGTCGACCTGACCAGGAATAGTTTTGTCTGGGTCGCCGTTTTGTGCACCCATCTCCCACTGCTGCTGGAACTGTTGAATAGTCTGTTCGTCCAAACGCTTCATCATCAAGTTTTCACGCTGTGCTTGGTTCTCATCCAACTTAATCATGGAGTAGTACTTTTGTAGCATTCCCATGTCTAGGATGGCTAGACCATCCTTAGGTTCAATGAAGCCCATCTTCATCCAGTCAGTGATTAGAGCCTGACGTGCAGACTTTGAAGTTGGAAGGGCTGAACCTGATTCGATACGAATGTCTGTACCGTTTGCAATGTCTGACCCAGCCAAAACTGCTGCATCAAACGAACCGTCATCACCAACAGTTTTGATAATACGTGGCGTATCAACATACTGAACGTAAAGAGAAAGCGACTGTTTTGCCGCTTTTTCAATTGCAGCCTCAATGCTTGAGAAAATGGTTGCAAGGTAGGAGTCGTCACGTTCGGCTAAGTAGTTTAGTGCAGTTGCTGCAGTGACACTACCTGCTTCTCCACGTGAGATTTGGTGTTGACCTGAAATGTCTTCAAAGTCTGACTGCAACTGTTGCACTTCATTTAGCACATAGTTAGGTAGAGGCTGAATTGGGACAGGTTGAGGGAACGAGAAACCTGGACGAATAGGAATGTAAACACCTGCACGGGCAGTAATCTTACGAGGGTCAAGCGACCCTTCCTGATACATCATCTGAGGCTTAGCCATCAAGTTTTTAGCGTGGATAATCTGTGAACGCAAACGGTTGTATTCACGCTGGATTGGAATTAGCGACTTGATGACTCCACGGCGGTAAAACTTTCCAGTCGGAATGCTGTGGGTGTGAGCAAACGGGTACTGGTTGTGAATGTATGGCATACCGTTGTCGGCTAGTTGCACAATTTCTTGGTCAACAATGGTGACGAGTCCACCGTTTGGTAGCCACTTGTTGCCTCCAGGCTTACACCACATTTCGATTACTAGTACGCTGTCTGGGCGTGCAGTGTCGTTGTCGCCTAATGACATTAGGGCTGCGTCAAGAATTTCTGATGTTGAAACTTTGGCTGGGGCGAAGTTGTCGGGTAGTACGTTTTTAAACATTTGACGTACCCAACTTTCCGACTTTGTGTAAACGTTGAAAATGTAAGGCTGTGACTCTAGGTCTTCTTCGGATAGGTCTGGGACGTAAAGGTGGAATGGTGATACTACTTCAAAACGTACGTCACCGATTGAGGTAACTTTTTGTTGCATAGTTTTTTGCCCAGTGTAGGGGTCTTGAACTGGGGTTGGGGTGATTTCTTTACGGGTAGGGTCCCAGTAAGTTTTGATGAATGCGTTGCCTGTGGTTGCACGCCAAAACTCTGACTTCTGCAATACTTTGGTTTGGAAGTTTTCACGGTTGTAGATTGAAGCCCAAACTTGTTCTGCTGCTTGTGCAGCCATTAGGTCTTCTTCATCGTTTGAGGCAGGGATAACAATGGCGGTTGGTTTACCTGAACTGGTTTTAGCAATTTCGGTACGAATAATAGGTTCGATACGGTTTACGGTTACTCGTGGGAGGCTTTGAGGGTTAGGTTCTTCGGCTAATGCTTGCTGTTTACCAACGTTTTTCCATGAGTGGTACTGGTGTCCGTTGTAGAACGAGAGTTGTAGATACCATTCTTGTTCTTCTTGTTTACGGGCAGACTTACATTTGTCGTATTCGGCTCTCACCCAAGCAACAAGGTTTTTGGCGTCTGACTTCTTTTTGAACTGATTGAGAAGCGAGTCATCACGCATTTCACCTAGGGGTGTGCTGGGTGCGATGCTTTTAATCGTGATGTTACTTTTAGCCATTACCGTTTTCCAAGTCTTCTGCTAGACGATTCCACTGTTCAGCCATCTCTTTTTCTTGGATTGCCAACAGTTCAATATCGTCACCTGATAGATAAGGTCCAGTATACCTTGTTTCTGGCTCAATTGTGACAGTTGAGATTTGTTGAAATGCGAGTGGGTCTTTACTTGCGAGCAGATTTCCGAGGTGAGTTACTTGTTTTGCTCTCATTTCCTCCATTTTTGTCGTCTCCGATATCTGGTACATCAGTGTCGCTGACAGGCGGTACGCCACTAACACGGCTGCTGTCAGAAATAGTGAAAATAAAATCAGAGATAAGATTGCGAATTCCATTGATTAGTTCCTCCGTTTGGTTTGGAATGTTGTTGATAGTTGTTTCACGTGAAACAAGGGCTGCTTCTAGTTCCATAATTTTGGCTTCTAGTGGTTCGGCTTTTACGAAACCGATTGCTCGTGAAAGATTGCTTATGCATAGGCGGCATAGTAGGGTTGTTCCGTCGATGTGGTCTGCTGCCAAATCGAATAGGTCTCTGTAGTCTCCACATTTGTGGCATAGACCTGGGTATGGTGCTGCTTGGTCGTAGTGTACGAAGTGCATTAGTATCCTTCTAGTTCTCTAATTGATGAGGAGCCACGCCATTGGTTGCCCCATTCGTGTTGGTCATCATATTCTTTGAATGAGTGGGTTACGCCAAAAGCTTCCTGCATTTTTTCGTGGAACCCCTCTATTCTAACTTTAGTGTCCATTGTGTCGGGGGTCAAGTCTGTCATAAAAGTCATTGCGTATTTTAGGGCGTCGTAACAGTGGTTGTCTTTGTCCCTGATGTCTTCTAGTTTATTTTTTTGTTCAGCAACTTTAGGGGAAGCATGTTTTTTCCATTTTAGCTTTGGTAGTTCGGCAATAAGGTGCGGGCAGTCATCTGTGATGCGTAAATAGGGTTTGCCTGTTTTAGGGTTTGTTTTCATGTATTGTTGGATTCGTTCTAACCCGATACGGCGGTCTGTTGGAATCATGTCTACCGCAATATAGATGCCCGCTTTTTGGTATTCCTGTTGAATGCT